GAAAGTGCCCAGCGGCGCGAGGTTGTCATCACTGAAGACGAGCCGATTGTCTGGGGGCTGGACGTTAGCCGCTTTGGCTCCGACCGCAGCGCGTTGTGTAAGCGCCGAGGGCGCGAGCTCATGGGCATCCAGACCTGGCAGGGCTTGGATCTGATGCAGCTGTGCGGGGCGGTTGTTGCTGAGTATGAAAGCCAGCAGCCGCGAACGCGGCCTGTGCAGATCAACGTGGACTCGATTGGCCTGGGCGGCGGTGTGTGCGACCGCCTGCGTGAGCTCGGCCTGCCGGCTGTTGGCATCAACACCAGCGAGAGCCCGAGCAGCAAGGCGACTTACATCAACCTGCGCGCTGAGCTCTGGTTTAAGGTCAAAGCCTGGCTAGAGGCCCGCGACGTGTCGTTGCCCCAGGACGACGACCTGCTCGCCGAGCTCGTCAGCGCCAAATACAAATTCACATCAAGCGGCAAGATGCAGCTGGAGAGCAAAGACCAAATGCGTAAGCGCGGGCTGCGCTCGCCTGACCTGGCTGACTCGCTTTGCCTCACGTTCGCCAGCGACGCAATGACGCTGAGCGGCGCGATGAGCGCTGCCAGCAGCTGGCAGAAACCGCTCAGGCGAGGGCTGTCAATTACCTAACTGGTAAAATTAATCCCCATAAAATCACCATATATGGGGGCTCGCGTGGCGCATACAGACCAAAAGACCTATCGACGCGGCCCAGGCGGCGTGCAAGACGCTGCGAATGACATCGCCAAGATGCTCTACAAAAAAGCGCCTGCCAAGAAGCCAAGCAAGAAGGGTAAGTAATTGCCGAGCGCTTCAAACCTTGCTGGAGGCCTCCTTGGCCTGGGCGACAAATCTGCTCGCCTAGCTAGAGCTCGCGAGCAAGGCTTTGACGTAGACAACGTCTACTATCACGGCACCGACGCGGACATCGAATCGTTTGAAGTTCCCGCTACGGGGCTTTTTGTGTCTGGTTCACCTGACGTCGCCTCTTCTTACGTTGGCAATATGCGTGAGTTTGGCAATCCGAGCGCTCCTGTCGTTTATCCCGTCTTCATCAAAAAAGAAGGCTTTGCGCGCGTTACCCCATCGACGCCAGGGCAATTGTATGGTGATTTGCAATTAGACGGGATGACTATCGATGGCCAGGACGCGCGCAGTTTTCTGCAGTTAGGTGCCGACCGAGACATTACGTCCACCGACGAACTTACGAGTCTTCTCTCCGAAGATTACCCAGGCGTTATCATAGAGGGCATTGTTGATGTCGGCCCGAATGTTAAGTCGGGCACGCTGAGAAACCGCATGGATTATCTGGCGGAACAGGGCTATCCAGCGAACCCTTGGTATGCACCAAAGATGACGCAGCGAGAAAGACTGCGGTCAATGCTAGATAAGTCGGTATACGCAAACGTGCCCGACGACCTAAGAAAACAGTCCAGAGAGGCAGCTGCTGCCAAATTGTTCGCACCCACTGATGTCGTTGTGGCGTTTGATGACACCGCAATTCGCTCAATCAACGCTAAGTTTGATCCCAAGAAATCGATTTCAGAGGACATACTGGCAAGCGCTCCGCTTGCACTAGCAACTGCGATTGGTGCGGCGGCGGTAGCGTCGCCACAAGACGCTGAAGCGAACGTGCTCACCGCCAGCCTGTCGCCCGTTCTGCGTGCCTCGATGGACGCCATGTTGCGCGGCGAAGATTTGCCAAAGCGCGACATGAACAGGGTGAACAAGTACCTGCAGCAGATAGCAGACGATCAGACGGCTTTTGGCCGACGAGAACGCATGCGAATGCAGCCTGGCGCGTCGCAAGATGTCGATGTCCTGCAGCGCGACATCATCCTGCCAGAAGACCTCCAAGGCAGCGCTATGGTGCCCATACAGGGCGATCCAAGCATCGCTGGCTCAAGTCTATTGGACGTCGAAGGCGTCCCGCTAAGTGCTCCTGTGACGCTGCAGGGCGGCCCTAACTACGGTTTGATGAATTCCGATCTGAATAGTTTGTTGGGCTGGGCGTCAAGCAAAGGCGCTGCGCAAAAACTACAGAATCAAATTAATCGTGCTGCTGGCCTGAGCGATGACGTGCGCGGTGTCTTTGCCCGCATGGGCGACGAGTCAATGAAGTTCAATACGATGCTAGTCGAAAGCATGGTGCGTCAGATACCGGCGCTCGGGATCGCGAAGAAAGAGATCAATCGCTTTAACGCTGACATCAGAAAAAGCGTGCCGGATTTCGCTGGCGTTGAGACTGAAGAAGGCCTGGCACAGATGAAAGGTCTGGCACCGGCAAGTAAAAAAGGCGGAAAACGTGTTGCGCCTTCTGACCTGCGAAAGTTGGTCGTAAACAAAATGGACATGAAAAACGACTACGGCAGGGTCGGTTTTCCAAGCTACGAAGACACACTGCGCGCGATCACTGAACCGGAGTTGCGTGGACTACCGCGTGGTGAGTCTGGGTTCAGCACCATAAAAGCCTTCCCAGGTGCTGCTCTGCTAGACGACGCCATGCACGACACCTACTCGCATGGCGTGAAAGGCATCTACGCTGGTGGCCTGCAAGAAAGCATACCGTTGCAGGTGATGTTTCCAGACCTGTACAGGGCAACCGACGACCTGCGAGTGACGTCAAAAGGCAGCAAGCGTTTGGGTCAGCCGCTTAACGAAACAGAGCGCACAGGCGCTGTGCTCTTGGGCGGTGGTGCGCAGAAAGCCGATCAGCAGTGGCTTGACGGCGTCATGAAATATCTTGAAGACAAAAAGAAGATGGGCCGTGCTGCAGCAATCGCGGCCGCTTTGTCTTCTGGCAATGCGATGGCGATACCGCCCGAAGACATAGACATACAAAACGAGATCGATGCCCGCCGTGCCGGCGGCAGAAAGTATCGCCGCGACAACCCGCCAAGCGGACTGCTTGCGGCAGAAGCGCAAAGCCAAGCCTTACCGCGCGCTGCAGAAGCAGGCCAGGGCTTCGTATCTGGTTTGTTGAGCGGCATAGACACCTTTGTGCAAGGCATGGCCGCACCAGATCCACGCGCCGCGATCGCGTCTCCGCAAGGCTACGGCCAGCAAATGGATAGGTTTATCCAAAACCAACAATTACCGCCGGCGCAGAACCCAAACTCCATGATGAGCACGCCTGCAATGCGCGGCCTGCTAGACCAGCAATACATGGAAGACCCAGCCGAGCGCGCTGCTTTTCGCGCGCCGTTTGAGGCATTTGGCGGCCTACTGGCACCAGGAATATAACGATGGCTGAACTATACGACGACGAAGAATTCATCGAAGAAGACATGGGCATGGGCGACGAAGAGATCCAGGCCGCAATCACGCTCGCCATCGAAGATGCCGTGGACTTCATCGACAACACCATCTCGCCCCAGCGCGCTGAGGCAGCGGAATACTACGCCGGCGAACCCTTGGGCAACGAAGAAGAGGGCCGCAGCACCGCTCAAACGATGGACGTGCGCGACACTGTGCAAGCGATGCTGCCGTCTCTTATGCGCATTTTTTGTGGCTCTGACCACGTTGTGGAATACGCACCGACCGGCCCTGAAGACGTGGAGATGGCCAAGCAGGCGACCGACTACGTCAATTACATACTGAACCAGGATCAAGACCAGAGCTATATCGAGATCATCTACGCGACGATGAAAGACGCGCTGGTGAAGGGCTCTGGCTTCATCAAATACTGCTACGACGAGTCAGAGAAGACTCAGAGCTACGAGCTCGAGAACCTGGACGACCAGGCTTTGGCTGCGCTCAACAGCAACCCTGACGTCGAGATCGACATGCTGAAAAGCATGACGTCGAGCGACAACCCCGAGGCGATGCACTCGGTTCGCGTCACGCACCGCAAGAAAGTTGGCAAAATCAAAGTCGAGTCGGTGCCCCCCGAAGAAATCGTCATCAACCGCAATGCCCGCGGCCTGGAAGACGCTGACCTGGTCGCGCACCGCGCGTATTTGACCATCAGCGACATGGTCGAGCTCGGCTACGACGCTGACGAGATTGAACAATACGCTACCACCAGCGACACAGACTTTGAGCTCTTTAACGTCGAGGCACGCGAGCGCTACCAGCAGAGCTCGTTTGAAAACTCTGAAATGGTGCGCCGCGTTCTTTACGTCGAGGCATACGCCAATATCGACACAGACGGGGATGGAATTGCCGAATTGCGACGCATTTGCTGCGCTGGGCCCAATTACGAAATCCTGCGCAACGAGCCGACCGACATGGTGCCGTTTGCGTTTTTCTGCCCAGACCCAGAGCCGCACGCCATGTTTGGCATGTCGATCGCTGACCTGACGATGGATATACAGCGGATCAAAACTGCCGTGCTGCGAGCAAGCCTCGACAGCCTGGCGATGAGCACGCACCCGAGGGTGGGCATTGTCGAAGGCCAAGCGAGCCTCGAAGACGTGATGAACAACGAAGCCGGCGGCGTGATCCGAATGCGTCAGCCTGGCGCGGTTGTGCCGTTCAATTTGCCCTTCGTTGGCAAAGAAGCCTTCCCGATGCTCGACTACCTCGACCAGATGCGTGAGAACCGCACAGGCGTCTCTAAGGCGGCTGACGGGCTTGATCCAAGCGCTTTGCAAAGCAGCACGCTGATGGCCGTACAACAGACGATTGGCGCTGCTCAGCAACGCACCGAGATGATTGCCAGGCTGTTCGCCGATGGCGGCATGACGCGGCTCTACAAGGGCTTGCTGCAGCTGATCATCAAGCACATGGACAAGCCGCGGATGATCAGGCTGCGCAACACGTTTGTGCCCATGAGCCCTGATCGCTGGAACGCCGACATGGACGTTGTCAGCAACGTGGCGCTAGGTAAGGGCGGCGACGTAGAGCGCATGCAGATGCTGCAGCAGATCGCAGACAAGCAAGAGCAGTTATTGCAGCAGCTGGGCCCAGAGAACCCACTGGTTAGCGTCGAGAACTATTACCAGACCTTGGTGCAGATACTCGAAGTGGCTGGCTTCAAAGACCCGCAGCGCTTCTTCAAAGACCCAAGCCAGCAGCCGCCAACACCACCAGCGCCACAGGAGCCACCTATTGAGGCGCAGCTGATCCAAGTACAGATGGCCGAGATCAACGCAAATATTGAAAAGAAAAAAGCAGAGTTAGAGCTCGAACGCGAAAAGATGATCCGAGAGGACGACCGCCGGCGCGACAAAGACGAGGCCGACATTGTGCTCAAAGCAGCGGAGATGAACGCCCGCTATGGCGCGCAGGTCGATGTGGCGTCAATACGCGCCAACTCAGATCGCGACCGCGAGCTCGTAAAACAGCTGGCCGCTCAACAGCAGGTGCCGAATGGCCCTATCGCCTAATTCGCTTTTAAACATTCAACGCTTGGCGGACGACGAAGACTTCGCCGAGCTCATCAAGATGCTAAGGCTCGATTACTTCGAGTTGTGGTGCAAGGAACGTGACCCCGCGATGCGGGAGCGCTTACATCAAAAACAGGAAGCTCTCGACGATATTGTTGTGCGGATGCGCGCAGCAGCCGACGAGATTGCTTTCGCAAAACAGCGGAATAACTAATGAGTGATAAAATAAGTAATGAACAAACCCCATATATGGGGGGCACCTTGGGCGACGCTCAGGCTGCCATCGCTAAATTGATGGAACCCGCAGCAGGGCAAGCCGAAGATTCAAGCGACGTTGACGAGTCCCTGGATGACGGGGGCGAGGCATTAGAAGGCGCTGAGTTTGAAGAATCCGAAGAGGAATTCGACTCAGAAGACGACGATGCCGACGACTTGGATGACGACTACGACGAGGACGAGGGCGAACCAGAGCAAGCCGATACCTTCACTGTAAAAATAAACGGTGAAAACGTAGAGGTTAGTTTGGATGAGCTTCAGAACGGTTACTCGCGCCAAGCCGACTACACGAAGAAGAGCCAGACTTTGGCGGAAGAGCGTAAGGCTTTCCAACAAGACCGAGACGCGGTTCTTCTTGAGCGGACACAGTATTCCCAGCTATTGGGAGCTTTGCAGCAGCAGCTAACGGCTTTTGACGAGCCAGCCCCGGACTTCGATCGTATGTATGAGGAAGATCCGATTGAGGCAAGTCGCCTTGAGCGACAGTACCGACAGCGGAGCGAGCAGCGAGCGCAAAAAATGCAAGCCATTGCTATCGAGCAGCAGCGTGTGAATGACGCCAACGCTCAAGAGCAAACGGAGCAAATGCGCGGGCTAATTACTCAGGAAGCAGCCCGACTGCCTGACGTCATTCCAGAATGGAAAGACGAGAAGGTAGCGAGCCGCGAACGCGAAGAGCTAAAGAGCTACTTGCTCGATAGCGGCGTTGCGGAAGAGGAGCTTGGCGCACTTGTGCGCGCTAGCCATATCGCAGTATTGCGAAAGGCGATGCTCTTCGACAAAGGCCAGAGCAGGGTGCGTAAAGCACGCAAGGCTGGCCAACAGGGCAAGACAGTCAGGTCAGGATCTCGTCAACAGCAGGTGAAGCCAAGCGCTCGCAAAACTAAAGCCGCGTATCAACGTCTCAAAGAGCGAGGCACTGCAGAAAATGCAGCCTCATTGATTGAATCTCTTTTATGAAGGCTTTAACTAATGACCATTATTGCTAACACTTTTCTAAAGTACGACGCCAAAGGCGTGCGGGAAGACCTCTCTAACATTATCACTATGATCTCTCCTGAGACTCGGCCCTTTATGAGCAACATGACCAAGAGTCGCTCAGTCACAAACACATTCTTTGAATGGCAGACTGATGATCTTGGCGCAGCTGCAGCTAACCATCATTTGGAAGGCGACGATTTAGCCGCGTTCACCGCAGTAACTCCAACAACTCGTTTGGGTAACTACACGCAGATCAGCCGCAAAGACTTCATCGTGTCCGACACAATGAGTGCGTTAGATTTGGCGGGCCGACGGGCAGAAGTTGCCTACCAGATCAGCTTAGCGGGCAAGCGTCTTGCTAACGATATGGAACATAACCTTTGTGGTTTGAACCATGCAGCTGTCGCTGGTAACAGCACGACCGCGCGTAAGACTGCGCCTTTGGCTGCATTCATCAAGACCAACACGTCTCGCGGCACAAACGGTGCAGATCCAACTGTATCTGGTGGTGTCGTAAATGCTGGGGCTACTGATGGCACTCAAAGAGCCATGACCGAGCCCATGCTAAAAACAGTCCTGCAAGGCATCTTCACCAACGGGGGCTCGCCTAAGTTTGTGATGGTTGGCCCTCACGTTAAGACAGTGATCTCTGGCTTTGCCGGCATTGCTGCTCAGCGCTACATGGCTCCAAGCGATGGGCCCAGTACTGTGGTTGCTGCGGCTGACGTGTATTTAAGCGATTTTGGTTCGGTTTCTATCGTTCCCTCTACCAAGAGCCGAGCTCGCGACGCTTACGTCATCGACCCAGATATGTGCGAAGTGGCAACGCTTCGCCCAATCCAAGCTGAAGAGTTAGCGAAGACGGGAGATGCTCAAAAATTCCTGACCTTGAGCGAGTACGGCTTGGTCGTCACTCAAGAGGCTGGTCTGGGCGTCGTGGCTGATCTATTAACTAGCTAGGACTAATCAATGGAAATAAAACGCAACCTGTCTAACGATGCCACAACCGGCATCAAGTCAGACTTCGTTTACGAAGCCGGCGAGACGCTGAAAGACGACAAAATCACTATTGCGACATCGCAAGACGTGACGGCAATCGTTGAGGCCAACAAGCGAGCTCGTAACGAAATGGATCGACACCAAAAACATGGTGAGTGGTCGAAGGTTGCGTCCATTCCATTGAGTGTTCTGTACGACCTAAAAGCGAAAGGCATTGCCGACGATCCTAAAAAGATGAAGGCATGGCTCAACGACCCAGATAACCGCGCGTTCCGCACGCGAGACGCGCGAATCTGATGGCGATCGCAACGTACTCACAGCTCCAAGCGAGCGTAGCCGATTGGCTAAACCGCACGGATTTGACGAGTGCTATAGGTGACTTTGTGGCTTTGGCGGAATCGCAGTTTAACCGCAGCATCCGCCATCGCTACATGATCACTCGGTCACAAGCGACAATTGACAGCGAATACAGCGCAACACCGGCAGATTGGATACAGACGGTCAGTCTGATCTTAGAGACGAACCCTGTGACGCAGATGGAGTTTGTCACAAACGAGGCGCTTAACGCGCTGAAGGCGAGCAGTAGTGCAACGGGCACGCCATCGAGTTACAGCCACGTTGGCACTGAGATCCAGGTCTATCCAGCGCCTGCAAACACGGCCTCTGGCTACCAGGCAGAGCTCGTTTACTACGCCAAGATTCCGGCGCTTTCTGACACGAACACATCAAACTGGCTGCTGACGCACAACCCAGACATCTACCTGTACGGCACGCTGTTACAAAGCGCACCGTATCTGCAGAACGACGAGCGCATCACGGTTTGGGCAAGCCTTTACCAGCGAGCAATCGATGACCTGGAAGTGAGCAACCAACGAACAGCTGGCCAGACCAGCGTCAAAATGAGGGCAGCAGCACTGCAATAAACATGGCATTTACCAATTATCTCGAAAACAAAGTCTTAGATTATGTGTTCAGCGGCGGCAGTTTTAGCCAGCCTGGCACCAAGTACCTGGCGCTTTACACGGTTGCACCGACTGACAGTTCGGCTGGCACCGAGGTCACCGGCGGCGGGTACGTCCGGCAAACCGTGACTCTGACGACGAGCGGCAGTGACACAACGAACAGCGGCGCGGTGGAGTACGCAACAGCGACAGCTGGGTACGGAACGGTTGTCGCTGTAGCGGTCTTAGACGCGAGCTCTGGCGGGAACATGCTCGCTTATGCCTCGCTTACAGCAAACAAAACGATCGGGGTCGGCGATGTTTTTCGCGTGCCGGCCGGCGACTTAGATATCTCCCTTAATTAATGAGCCAGGGGTGGTCTAATGGCAGCTGGAACCAGGGCAAATATGGCGTTTGGTCGTATCAAGATTGCGCAGCTAGCGCGACTGCTACAAGCGGCGCGACAGCGTCTGCAGCAGTCGTCACAGATGCTCAAGTCGCTATCGGTGCTGTTTCTGTTTTTACCGCGAGCGGTGATCGCATCGAGCCAGGAACTGCGTCGGCGTCTGCAACGAGCAGTTTCACAGCTGAAGCTGTCGTTGTCTCAACTGGCCCCGCGTCTACTGCTGCTACGTCAACAGCTACGGCAATCGCTCAGCGAGTGTCTGAAAGCGCTGCTCACGTTTCTGCGGCGTCTACGGCAAGTGCTGCAGCTGTCATGGTCGCGAGCGCGTCAGCGAGTATTGCGGCTGCTTCATCAATCGAAATCATTGGTGGAGTCGTTCATAGCGCGAGTGCGGCGACAATTGCAGTCTCTACGATCAGTGCTGTCGGCGAAATTAAGTGGCAAACGCAACCAAGCGCAAGCACCAACTACACAAAACAATCCGCCGCCAGCACAACCTGGCAACGGGCAGCGTGAGGAATAACTGATGGCTGACACGTTCAACAATGATTTGCGCGTCCGCGAGCAAGAAGCTGGCTCCAACAGCGGAACCTGGGGAACGCTGCTAAACGCGACGATTAGTAACCTGGCGTCGGCGTTCGGCCAGGGTAGCGAAGCTATCCCGAACGCGACTACACACACTATCACGCTCGCTGACGGCGCTGCCGACGAAGCGCGCAGCATGTACCTAAAATGCACCGGCGGTGGTCAGGCATGCACGGTGACGCTTGCTCCTAACACGATCAGCAAGGTTTGGATCATCAGCAACGAAACGTCGTACACACTGACGTTTACTCAAGGATCTGGCGCAAACGTGGCTGTTTCTGCCGGCGCTGTGAAGATGATCGCCACCGACGGCGCGGGCTCTGGTGCAGCGGTTACGGAGGTGCTCAGTGGGCTTAGTATATCTGGCGATCTGACTGCTTCAGGAAATGTAACAGCGGCAAACTTGAACGCAGATGCAACCGCAGCAAATTATGGCAGTTCTGCAAATCCTGTAATTTTCACAGTCACAGTGGGTTCAAAAACTGCAGCGCATGCCTATAACGGCGATGGCAGTAGTTCGGGTTACTTCCTGGACGGAATCGAGTCGCCTGCTCTCAGCTTACACGGCGCGGACAGCGTAACAGCTAACAGCGAATACGTTTATCGCTTCGACCAAGCAGACGGGACGAACAGTGGTCACCCCCTGTTGTTTTATATGGATGCTGCTAAAACGACAGCTTATACGACGGGTGTGACGACCAACGGAACCCCAGGTAGTGCAGGGGCATACACGCAAATAGCGGTCGATAAAGAAACGCCTAGCGTTCTTTATTACGAATGCGGCAGCCACGCTTACATGGGCAATTACGCTTACAACGCAGCTTCGACCAATTTCAATGGCATCAAAATGCCAACGTCCGATGGAACAGCAGGCCAAGCCCTGGCGACAAATGGAAGTGGCACATTGTCGTTTGCAACGATTGGCGGCGCGTTCAACGACTTTGCCATCAAAACGGCTAATTACACCGCAGTCAGCAAAGACCAACTCATTGTCAACTCAAGCAGCGCCGTGACGATCACGCTGCCTGCAAGCCCAAGCGCAGGCGATGTGGTTTTTATTAAAAATGCGGGATCGGCAACCGTGACCGTGGCTAGAAATGGCTCAAACATAAATTCAACGGCAGACGATGGAGAGCTTGCAGCAGATGCTGGAGCGTCTTTGGTTTACGTTGATGCAACTATCGGATGGGAGGAGCTCTAGATGGCGATTCAACTAGGTGGCGGCAGCGCTGGTGCTGAGATTAATGAGTACCGATTTTTTCCCGATAGAGGAAATCTGTGGACGGGCGACAACGGCTTTGTTTGGCTAAAAAAGGGCGCTCGAACCTTTGATACAACAACTTATCCAGATGCTTACGCCGCCGGCAATGCGGTCTGTAAAAGCACGGATTATCAAGCGGCGGCTTCGAGTGGCGGCTCAAGCCCCGGCGGTTTAGGCGTCAGTTCAGATGGGGCGTGGGCCCTTAACTTCCAGACGAGTTATAGCCCATTCTTTTATCAGACGAATATAGCAACAGATACCGTAAATGCTGGGAACACTTACTGGCCTGGAACTAACAGCGGTTATTATTACATTTGCGGGACAGGTTACATCAAGTGCAATGGTAGTAGTCCGCAATCCTCCATCGTAAACGCAAATGACTATTTTGCCGCTGCGCTAATCACCTACAACAACAGCGATTTGAAAGTTTATTCGTCTTCTCTAGTCGGCGGCTCAGGCACAGACGCTGGGAAGCCTAATAGCAATCAAGGGAGTTGGTCGCCAAAGGATTCCAGCGGCACGCTTTTAAGTGCTTCGCCTTATTCTTATCACGACCCAAGTCAGCCTTCGTGCATGCACTGGGATGCTGTGAATCGACGCCTGTATTTGATGTTTGCTTACTCAAATGCCAAATGCCATCTGTTTGTGTATTACCTGAGCGGGTCAAACTGGGGCAACACTGCTTTTAACGTTTCAGGAAATGATGATCGCGCAAATGTAGTGATCGATTGGCAGTCACAGTCGAGCAGCGGGACAGACGCCGCTTATCAATTTGAGTCGATGTCTGGTGACTCGACGCATCTTTACGTTTCCTACTTTACCCTCGCAACCAATGCTGGCGGCGGCCGTGATGTTAAAATTCGCAAAATACCGCTTTCAGGAAATCTCAGTTGGGCTAGTGGAACTGATTTAACTGGTTTAGTGGCTGTGTCAGGTTCCTATGGTCAAAGTATTTTAGTCCAAAATTCTAACGGCACTTTCAGCGTGGAAACGTTGGAGGAAGGGGCACGCTATTACAGAACCGTCAACTCTGTCCCCAAGTTTTTAGGGCACGGCAACGGCACCAACGCTTTGCGTGAGTTTGCTATCAACGTTGCTACCATTGGTGAAGATACACCTGATTCCCGTGCCGCTCAAACGCAATACCAGAGGATAAAATGATGGTTGGAATGACAGTTTTAAACCCTGAACAAGCGGCTCGAAAATGGCGCGATGAAGAACTATTGCGCACAGACGTTGCCGCGACTGTTTCTGATTTTCCGAACGCAGAGGCAGTGATCGCCTATAGGCAGCTGCTGAGAGATTGGCCTGCTTCTGAGCAGTGGCCCCACGAGCGACCGACGATGGTAACTGAATGATGACGGACGAAATCATCACCATCGGGGAAACCGACTTTAACTTCTCTGACCTGCAGCCCGAGGCGCAAATTATCGTGCAGCGCGTCCGCATGCTGAGAGATCAGCAGCAACAGCTGCAGATTCAGCTGATCGAAAGCGAGCGCACCATCAACGCCTGGGCGGAAGATTTGCACGAGTTAGTGCATGCAGTGGAAGACGGCGAGGAAGATTCCGCCTGATGGCTGTCACGCAGAAAGAGCTTGCGCAAAAAGCGCTGGCTGAGATCGAGGCGCACGAACGCGAGTGCCTGGTTCGCTTTCAGAACATTGAGCGCCGGCTCGACAGTGGTGCAAAGAATTTTGAAAAACTTGAGCGACTGATTTTTGGCTTGTACGCAATCGTTCTTGGTTCGGTGTTGTTGCCGATTTTATTAAAAATGGGGTAAGCCGCCATCGTTATTGAATCTGTTGCAGCCGCTGGCATGTTGCTCCAGCAGATTAATACGGTTATTCAAAACGTAAATGAGGGTAAGGCTAACGTCGATCAGGCTATGGCCTTGGTGTCCGACTTCGGCGAGGCGCTTAACGTCTTTGAGGTTGACCGCAAGTCTTCGACGTTCAGCCCTCTAAGTAAGAACGACATCTTGAAGCTGCAAATGCTTCGTAGGTCGCAGGAGCGTTATCAAAAAGATTTGCGTGATCTCCTATTGGTGGCAGATCCAGCCCTTTTGAAAAATTATGACGAAGCGATTTTTCAACAAGAAAAAGACAGAAAGGCTCACCAAGCTATGTTGAACAGAAAGCGTAAGCAGCGTGAACAATTGATAAACAGCATCCTTGTTGGTGGAGTTTCTTTAGTGATTGGTGGCGGCGTGTCCGTCGGTTTGCTGTATCTCGTCGTCAAAGCATTCGGGCCATAGTGATGAGCGAAAAAAGACTGCAAGAAAGCCAATACGACGCCGATGGCGATGGTGTCGTTGATGACTCAGAACTGGCGCAAGCGAAGGACATGCAGATGCTGACCGTTACGCGCGAGAAAGCAGACGCACAGCGCGCAATGGCCTGGTTTGCCCTGTGGGGCATGCTGCTCTATCCGACGCTGATCGTGGTCTGCAGCCTAGTCAAGTTGGACGCAGCGGCCCAGATTCTGAGCGAGATCGCATCAGTCTATTTTGTGGCAATTGCTGGTTTGGTCGCCGCGTATTTTGGGGCGAGCGCCTGGGTAACTCGAGGTAACGGCAAGTGAGCTTGGTAGGGTCTTTGCTGGGTGGTGTGACGGAGATCGCCGGCACTTGGATGAAGCAGCGCGGCGATGAAAAGCAGGCGAAGCATGAAGCCAAGATGCAGGTCATTCAAAACGGCGCTGAGTGGGAAGCCAAGATGGCCGACGCAAGCGCATCGTCGTGGAAAGACGAATTCTGGACTCTAGTGTTAGCGATCCCAATTTTTATGATCGGCTACGCGATTGCGATGGACGACACCGCTGTTATTGATCGCGTAGCGCTGGGTTTTGAGGCGTTAAACGCCTTGCCCGAGTGGTATCAGTACCTGTTGTTCTTGGCAGTTAGCGCCAGTTTTGGCATTCGCGGAGCAGACAAATTGATGAAGTTAAGAAAATGAGCGAGCGACTGATCAAAATGTTGAAGCGGCACGAAGGCGTAAAGAGCCATGCGTACCGATGCAGTGCCGGCAAAGTCACTGTCGGTGTTGGTCGAAACATCGATGAGGATGGCGGTATTGGCTTGAGCGACTCTGAGATCGACATGCTGCTCACAAACGACATCAAGCGCGTCGAGCAAGAGCTCACTGATCGATTTAGCTGGTACAGCCGTCTCGACAGCGTGCGGCGTGAAGCGTTAATCGACATCGCTTTCAATCTCGGCTTGACCAGACTGCTGACCTTCAAAAAAGCGCTGGCTGCGATGGAGTCGGGCGATTATTTCTGGGCGAGCACTGAATTCAACGCGAGCCGTTGGGCTGAGCAGGTTGGCTACCGAGCCGACGAGCTTTGCGACATGATCGAAACGGGAGAATATCGTGTCTTTGCTTAACATCGCACCGCCGCCAGGCGTAGTAAAAAACGGCACAGATCTACAGCAGGCCAACACCTGGTCGGACGCTAACCTAGTGCGTTGGTACGAGGGTGCGCTGCAGCCCGTAGGCGGTTGGCGAGCTCGCACGACGACGGCGATGACGGGTGTATGCCGCGCGTTGATCGCCTACCTCGACAACAGCCGCAATCGGCGCACGGTAGCGGGCACGCACACAAATTTATACTTCATCGGCGAAGGCAACACCGTTGTGGACATCACGCCAGCTGGCTTCACGGCTGGTAGCGCAGACGCGACGCAAAACCTGGGGTATGGCGGCTTGAGTTGGGGCGCTTACACTTGGAACACGCCACGACCAGACACTGGCGCTTACACGCCAGCGACAACCTGGTCGCTCGACACGTTCGGCGAATACGTTATCGCGTCAGCGACCAGCGACGGCAAAATCTATCAGTGGGCTAACAGCACCGCGTCGGCAGCGGCGCTGTTGAGCAACGCGCCGGTCGATAACAACGCCATTGTCGTTAGCCCAGAGCGGTTTGTGTTTGCGCTAGGCGCTGGCGGCGTAAGCAACAAAGTGGCTTTCTCTGATCAAGAGCAATCAAACGTGTGGGCTCCGGCTGCGACGAACCAGGCAGGCAGTTTCACCCTAGCAACCGACGGCACGCTTTTGGCTGGCAAGCGGATGCGCGGCGAGACGCTTCTGCTGACAGACATCGACGCACACACCGCGCGCTATCAGGGCCCGCCTTTTGTTTACGGTTTTCAGCAAGTCGGCACCGCGTGCGGGGTCATCAGCGCAAACGCCTGCGCGACTGCTAACGGTGCGGCCTATTGGATGGGTAACAACGGATTCTTCGTCTACAACGGGTCGGTGCAAACCCTGCGCAGTAGCGTTGGCGATTTCATTTTTGAAAACCTCAACATGTCGCAGCGCTCCAAGGTTTTTGCAGTGCAAAACAGCAACTTCAGCGAAATCATTTGGTTCTACCCGAGCTCTGGGTCAACCGAAAACGACAGCTACGTTAGTTACAACTACATGGAAAATCACTGGCAGATTGGCACCCTAGCGCGCACCGCTGGTGTCGATGTCGGTGCGTTTGTTTTCCCCAACTACGTCAGCCCAGACAGCTATATTTACGAGCACGAAGCCGGCTACACATACGATGTTGGCAGCGCTGTCTTCGCGCAAACAGGCCCGCTGCAGCTGGGCAACGGCGATCGCATGATGGTCGCGACGTCGTTAATACCTGACGAGAAAACGCAGGGCGACGTAACTGCAACATTCAAGACTAGGTTCTATCCCAACGCAGCTGAGAGCTCGTTTGGCCCGTTCGACATGGCTAACCCGACCAGCGTGAGGTTTCAGGGCCGACAGGTGCAGATGCGCGTGACGGGCAACACGTTCAGCAGCTGGCGAGTGGGCAACATGCGCTTGGATGTGAAAGAGGGGAGCAGACGATGATTTTGCCGGAAGCACAGCGCAACTACGATTTCGTGCAGGAAAACCAGCGCAACAATTTGATTGAGCAGGCCGACAACCTGAACCGCAAAAAGAACCAGGACATTGAGCTTCGTGGCGAGCGGCTGATCTTGCAGAGCCCAAACGGCACCAGGTTCAGCATAACTGTTGCTGACAACGGCACTGTGTCGGCGGTGTCGCTATGAGCGAGGCGGTCGTGCATACAGCGGAAGACGTGGTCGGCCCATATCGCGAGCTCATTGAAATGGCGCTTGCTCGAGCCGGCGGGACGCACACATACGAGGACGTTCTGCAGTCGATCAGCGTCGGTGAGATGTTTTTTTGGCCTGCTAGCAAAAGCTGTTTGGTCACGGAAATCGTGCAATACCCGCGTTTGCGTGCTCTGCATGTTTTCCTAGCGGCGGGCGATCTCGATGAGATAAAAGGTATGGAAAGCAGCCTTATCGACTTCGCGACAAGCCTCAAATGCTCAGCACTCAGCATGAGCGGGCGCAAGGGCTGGACGAGGGCGCTGAAGGAAATTGGTTGGGAAGAATCCCACGTAACATTGGTGAAAAAATTATGAGCAAAGACAGTCTCAACCAAGGCGGCAGACGTCTGACCCTAGAGGATTTGATGAGCATCAATCCTGACCTGGCCAACGTCGGCGCTGGAACTGCACCGCCGGCGGCGACTGAAGAGCCCGCGACGATCAGAACGACAACGCCGGAGGCCATCGAAAGTTTTTACGGTTCTGGCGACCGCATCGTGCAGCCCGATCAATCTTACTATCAGGATTTTGCGCTGCCTGGCGTGCAAATGGAGCGGCCAAACCCCGATGCGCCGGTGACGAGTGATCCTGTGGCCACGCAGCCAGCAGACACATCGTCTCAAGACAGCGGCTTTGACGCTGGCATTGGCGGCGAAAGCGGCGCGTACATCCCAAGCAATGGGTACGTCCCTGATGGTTTGGCCGAGGCATATGAAATTGCCAACAGGCAGTCAGTGAGCCAGCGCAGGCGTAGTTCTGCGCAAGACATGATTGCCGCCTACCAAGCAAATCGCCGGTCAATGCCAATTGAAGGGGGAACTGGTAATCAGGCTTTTGGTGGTCTATTTAGCGGCGAGACAACTGGGAATGCTAATCAACGCACTCGCGATGAGATGCAAGCGGCGCAGGATGCTCGCGCAAACGGCCTACCTGCCGCGGTGTCTCGCGATGAGATGCAAGCTAGATACGAAGCCAATATGGCCAGGCGCGCGGCAATGGGCATCGATAATTCGCCTCGCAGTGGATTTTTTACCAGCGGCTTTATGCCGGGCGACCCTGGGTACGAGGAGGCGTTAGCAGCTGCTCCACCGGCTGCAGGCGGTCTGTTCAGTGGCAGAACGAATATGTCGCCAGAGCAAATTGCTCAATTAAAAGCGGCGCAGGCCGCGCGCAGAAACGGCGGCGGATCAGGAGGGTTGCTTGGTTTCGCCGGGCAGCCTAGCGAAGAGGATCTGCAGTTTTCAGCGTCAATGCCGATTCTCGACGCGGCTGACGGGCAATATCAGCCCGATATGCGCGCGTACATGAACTACTTAGGAGGCATGCGCTAATGAGTTTTGGAAAAAGCAAACAGAGTTCATCTCAAACCTTCGATCCTGAGCTCAAAGGGCTTCTGGTTGATACGTTCCGCGAAGGCCAGCGTGTCAGCAGAACGCCTTACAGCCCTTATAATTTTGCGACGGTTGCACCGCTTTCGCCTGCGCAGCTGGAAGGCATGAACATGACCGCTGACACGGCTCGTGCCGGTGTAGGGCAACAGGAAATCAACGACGCCATCGCGACAACTCGCGCTGAGACGGGCTTTCAGGCACCCAGGGTGACTGCTGGTGCCGCCGTTGGCTCGACCAACGTCTCTGACAATTTTGGCTTCAACCCGATCACCAATCAGCAGGTTCAGGGTCAAGGCGTGACGGCTGATCAAGTTGGCCAGACCGGCCCCGTCGGCGTCGGCAACATTGCGAGCCAAGGCGTGACGGCGCAGCAAATTGGTGCCTTGCAGGGTATCCAGCCGCAGTCGGTTACAGGCCAAACGGTCGGTGCGCAGAGCCTGGCGCAAACGGATCTGACGCCCTACCAAAATCAGTACACCACCGGCGTCGTTGACGCGGCGCTTGGAGACTTAGACCGCGCTCGGCAGATGACGCAAAACCAAAATGCTGCCAGAGCAGTGTCCGCTGGTGCATTCGGTGGTGATCGCCAGGCGCTCGTTGAAGCGGAGACGAACAGAAACTTTGCAGAACAGGCGGCTCGCACGGCGACCAACCTGCGCGCTCAAGGATTCCAAAACGCTCAGCAGCAGGCTCAGGCCGACCTAAATAGAGCTCAGCAAGCTGGCACGCAGACTGCGCAATTCGGCCAGCAGGCGTCGCTCGCCAATCAACAGGCTGGCTTAACGGCAGGCGGCCAAAACTTGCAAGCGGACTTAGCTCGCCAGCAGGCGAACCAAAGCGCAGCGCTTGCAGCCGACAGGGACACTGCGGGCAGAGCGCAGCAGGCGAGCCAGCAGATGGCGCAGATGGGGCTTCAAAGCCGGCTCGCAGCCCAAGACGCAAACATGCGTGCGGCGCTTGCGAATCAGCAGGCGAACCTGGCAGCGGGCACCACAACAGCGGCTAACATGATGCGAGCCGACCAATTGAACGCGGCAAACAACCTGGCAGCGCAGCAGGCAACGCAACAAGGCTACATCCAAGCCGCTCAATTTGGTCAGCGCGGCGAGCTCGCAAATCAAGATGCGGCGATGCGCGCGGCGTTGGCGAATCAAAACGCGCGCATGCAGGCGCAGAGCTTGAATCAAACAGCTGGTTTGCAGGCTTCGGGTCTGCGCCAGGGCGCTGCCTCCCAGATGGCAAACCTTGGTGGTGACTTACGCGGCACGCAGTTCGCGGACGCGGCGGCGCTGCAAGGCGTTGGAGCTCAGCAGCAAGCGGTAGCGCAGCAGCTGCTCGATGATCGTTATCGCAGATTCGCAGAGCAGCGAGAGTACCCGTTCCGCATGTTTGACGTCCTCAGAAGTGGTGCTGGCTTGTTGCCTAACCCGCTGACGAGCTCGAGCTCAGGACGCAGCACAAACATAGGCTTACCAGGATAACGGCAATGTTTAGCAAAATGATGGCAACGATGGCAGGAAAAGTAGGCGCGCCTATGGGGCTTCTTACTAACCAAGACGACATCGAAAAACTTCCAGCGCCAGATGACAAGACAATGCGCGAGTTGCTCGGCGACAGCTTCAATAGCACTCGCGAAGGCTTCGACAAGGTTGGCGAGGCGTTTAGCAATCCTGGCGCTTACGCGATGCAGACAGTGCAGCCAAGCATCGATGCGGTTAGAGGGCTTGTTCAAGATCCAGCGAAATATGCAAGTGATCGGCTTGCGTCAGCGTTAGATGGCGAAACAGATGCCGACGAAAAGCGTTTCCAACAGCGCATGGCAAATATGCGTGCATTCCAAGCGGCTGGACAATCTGAATTTGATGCGATGAATCAGTCAGTGCAACTGCCTACGGGCTACTTTAACAGCGCACAACGAGGGCTAATCTAATGGCGGAAGTTGATTATGAAGAAGAGCGCAGGCTAGCGGAAAGTTTGTTTCCTACCATGACGCCGGCGCAAAGACAGATCGCCGGTGCAGGTGCTTTGCCTACGGTTGACCCTAATGACCGAAGAATGCGCCAAATGCAGATGCCGCAAATCGACACAGGTTTTGTGCCGCCAAGTAATTTGCGAGAAGGCGTTACGAATTTTGTGCAGAACGCGATCGTGCAGCCTTTGAAATACGGCCTGTATTTAGATGAGAGCCCGCAGCGTAAAGGACAGCGGCTAAGCAACCAGTACAAAGGCTTGCAGATACAAGAATTTCAACAAGAGCTAAGCAGGCGTGAGCAACTCGTAGCCGCGTTATCGCCTTATTTTCCTGGTGAGCAACAACGAATTTTGGCTACTTTGCCGACTGAACAGTTGGCAGATTTAGCGACAGATAGGCGCGGTCAATTTGGTCAATTGAGCGGCGCGCCAAAAGGCACATTCGGCCAAACAAACGTTTTCACTGGCGAGGTGGATATAGCGATTGAGCCTACACCGCTGCAACAAGATATTGCAGCAGCGGGTGGTGCAGATCAATTAGCGGCTCAAAAAGCAGCTGGTGTGACGGCTGAAGAAGAGGCGAAGGCTGATGTGGAAATCGCAAATATTCAGCCTCTAGCCTATCAGCAAAGGTTGGCCGGCCGATTTACAGCTCGGATGGATGCTGGTGACGTCGCGCGAACAAAATTGAAACCCCTTCGGTTGCTGAAGCAGCTACTGCGTGACGGGATATCCACAGGGGCCGGCCAAGAGCAGTTGATGGGCATAAGAAATATTATGTCAACTCTTGGTTTTGATGTTCAGACAATAGGCGAGCAAGAAATATTTGGCGCATTGACCAAACGGTTAGCTTTGGCTGTTAGAAACCCTGCTGGCGGCGAAGGTATGCCAGGTTCCATGTCTAACAGCGACAGAGACTTCTTGGTCGCAACCGTACCAGGTCTTGCATTGACCGAGCAAGGCAATGCTTATTTGCTGATCGTTATGGAGCGTCAACTACAGCGCGACATAGAGCTATCGAGACTGGCCGAGCAGCATTTCCAAGAAAATAAAACGCACGAAGGCTTCCAACAAAAAGCATCCGACTACGCCGAAGCCAACCCAATGTTTGATGACATCAGAGCGGACGTCAAAGAAATTATTGCGGCGAACGAATCTGGAAAAGTACGGTTTACCGGCACTCCAAAAGAAGCAAGAGAATAGTTATGGCGAGAAAAGAAGGTAAAATTTATCTGCATCCTCTTCCAGAAGAGGGCAATGTGCCGCTGCTTTTTGAAGGCGGTGATTTCAAAGATCTCTCAAACTATCGCCGGCTTACGACAGCAGAGCGAGCATTCGAGGCTGCTAGTGGTAAGCGCTATAACTTAGAAGACTTGCCGTCGCTGCGCGATCTCATGGACTCGTCTCCAGAGCTAAGCTCGACGTCTAGCCTATGGCCTTCGATGATGATGGCCGGCGACGAAACAAAACTGCAAGGCGCTGTAGCGGGTCACATACCTAACGCGAAAATAACTAAAGACGAAAACGGCACCGATATAGTCAGCTTTGAAGACTCAACTGGTGAAAGCCGACGCGCCTATATCAACCGTCCAGGCTTTAGCACGCAAGATGCGTCTCGCGTCATCGGCGAAGGCGCGGCATTATTTGGCGCATCAAAAGCGTTTGGCGTAGGTAAGCAAGGCATTGGCATGTTGAACAACGCAGCGCGGATGTTTGGCGCGGGCACCACGGCAAGTGCAGGTCAAGACGTTGCGTCTGGAATGCTTGCTAACGAGTCTGTCATCGACAGCGTGACCAATGTTGACGTGCCACGCGCTCTGACAGCGGGTGCGCTAGAAGCTGGAATTGGTACGACCCTAGACTTGGTTCTGTCTGTAGTGCCTGGGCTGCGTCAAAAAATGGCGCAAGGCCAGAAGATATTCGATAGCGAAGGCGGCATAACGCAATCAGGCAGAGACGCGCTCGAACAGGCCGGCATCGTTTGGGAACAAACAACGCAAGAATTTAAGGATGCCTTGCTGACACGAACCTTGGGTGGAGGCGAGATGACGCCTGCGCAGACGGCAATACTTGCGGACGCGGGATCACTGCCAACACCAGTGCCGATGACGCGAGGCCAAGTGACCGGCAGCCCGAGCGAGCAGCTGGTCGAAGACCAAATGCGCAAGGGCGTGTATGGCGAGCCGGTAGAGCGGCGCATGAATCAGTTTGTGACTGAGGAACAAACGCCTGCTTTAGAATCTAATTTAACCGCAATACAGCAGCAAATAGCGGGCGGCGCGCCTGTTATCGCTCGAGGGCAGGGGGCTGAAGCGGCTCAGCTGCAACTTGGGCAACAGCGTCTGCAAGCCAATCAAGAAAAGAACGAGGCTTACTCGCAAGCGCGAAACCCAGCGCTGTTTGGCGGCACTTACTCTGGTGGAAGTCCTGCTGTTTACAGTCAGCCTGCGATCACAACAATGGCAGACGGCATTGAGCGCACCATACGGACTAATTTTGCGCCAGACGTGTTGGAAGGCGCTCCAGGCGCATTGGTGAAACAGTTGCGGGGCTTCGCTAGCAGAGAAACGCCAGTGTCTGTGCGTGAGATGTTTGAATGGCGTGCGCGAGTTAATAACACGATCGAGCGAGGCACTCCCGAAGGGACTGCGCTGATGTCGGCAAAACGTACCTTTGACCAGCAGATGAACAGCGCGTTAGATCGCGCGTTAATTACTGGCGACGCTAACTCTGTCGGCGCATGGCGTGACGCAATAGCGCAAAACGCAGACTTCATGCGCACTTACAAAGACCGAGACACGGTTGATTTGTTGACGGCAACGAAAGAGGGCACGCCTGGCTCGCAGTTTGAGTTTAACGTTGCGCCGAACGATGCCGCTAATTTCATTTTCAACGCATCAAACACTGGGTTTATCACGAAGCGCAACTTGCAGCGAGACTTGCTGAAAATGAAAGAGCTACTGCCAGAAAACCAGTGGAACCAGTTGCGCCAAGAATTATTCCTACGCATCGCTTCTGGCGGGCGCACTCGCCAGGGGGACTTGAGCGGAGCCAAGCTAAAAGGCTCGGTCAACGATGCTTTAGAGAGAAGCTCGGCAGTGATGTCGGCTGCGTTTACCGCAGAAGAAAAAGCGTTACTGCAGCAATTTGCACGAGTGGCTGACCGCGTGCAAAACACGACCAGAAACTACAGCAATACAGCTGCGGCAAACGCTCGCAACATGAAAGATTTGGCCATGCAAGTTGCGACCGCATTCCAAATGCGCGGCCCAATGTTAGATAAGTTGCTGTTGTTAGTGCCACTAGGAATCGGCGAAGCTCGTCGCACTGGCGCAAGCATTGGACTGAACAACAGATTGGGATACGAAGGTGCCGCTCCAAGACCTGGCCCTGGATCAGTTGCGCTGCCAACAGCAATTGCAACAGAAGAGCAGGAACCAATCGAAGATCGGATGCTTTCCAGGTAATGGACGTCTCAATGACAAGCGCGCCCGCGCCAGTTACCTGGAAGTCGGTCGCTGTGCAGAAGCAAGAAACACTTCGCACTGGCGGCGAGGGCGAGCTCGTGCGTGAGGCTAAAGAGGTAACCCAGCCAACGCTTTACACGGCCAAGGAAGGCCGCGTTGAAGTGCAGCAGCTGGCATCGTCTTCTACGCTGAATCTGTTGGTGTAGTGGCACCACTTTGGCACCACTTTTACGGTTAAATACAGCATTTCACAGTAAGCCACAGCAGGGCGCCTTTGTAAGTCATTGATTTTATTGGGTCTGCAGCAAGCTACAGCAGGCTGCAGCAGGCGACTATGGGTTCAAGCCCCATCGTCCACCCCATTCAACCTATTGATTTGATTGACTTTTTTGTTGTCAGATTAATGTTGGCACCAGTTTGGCACCACTAGCGCGGCGATTTCATTCAATCGTCGCCCAAATTGCGGCCTGTTCCGCGTCTGCATCAGCGTCGATAAATCGCGCGTATGTGGTCAAAAAAGTCTGCACCGAGTGCCCTAAAATCTTGGCGCAGTAGGCTGGCTTCATGCCGGCTTCAAGCATCCTGCAGGCGCATGAGTGACGCACGTTGTAAGGATCGCGGTAGCGAATGCCTGTGCTCTCCATCGCGCGCACCAGAGCTCGGCCAGTGTTATTGCTGCTCGTGAATGGCTGGCCGTACTGATTGTTCACAATGTGATCGCTATGCAGCACTCTGGGTGCATCGAGCAGGGCTTTCTTCACGGCAGGGTGTACGGGCACCATGCGCTCGGTATCTGTCTTTGTTGTGCCTTCTGACCCGTAGACGCGGTTTCTGTGGACATGAAACACACCGTCTTTGTAATCAGACCACCGGAGCGCGATCACCTCGCCAGGGCGCAAGCCGCAGTGGTAGCGGATCAGGTAGAAGATGCGCAGGTTCTCTGGCAGTGCTGCGAGCAGCTGTTTCATTTCGTCCGCAGTAAACGGATCAATCTCACGCTTTTCTTTTTTGATCTCTTTGCTGATCAGGCTGCACGGGTTTTCTGTGATCCAGCGACTTTTCATTGCGAGCTCAAAGACACTGCCGCCGTCGTTCAAAATTTCGCGCAGCGTTTTGGCTGACAGCTGCTTGCGGTAGATACCGCGCATCATTTCTTGCACGTCGCCGTAGCGGATCTGCGTGATTGGCCAATTGGCAAACTCAGGCATCCAATAATTGTTGAGTCGGCTTTTGACGCTGCGCCTAGCGCTTGGTTTACCGCGTTCGAGGATGTCGAGTCGTGTTTGTGCGAGCTCGCCGAAGGTAGGGCTGCGACCTTCTGGCCTGCCGTCGTGCGGGTTTTCAATAAGGTCTTTGATTCGCCGCGCGCGGATCTGCGCGGCTTTAACTATGTTAGCTGGCGTATACGGGAGGGTGAGCGTCTCGTAGCATCGCTTCTTTCCTTCCCACCACCGGATCTGGCACTTGCCTCGTTTGTTGACGACGCCGGTCGTTTTTTGTTCTGCCATGCCGTTATTGCCTCCAAGTCGTAGACCGTCGTGTTTGCAGGATCAGGCCAATAATGGACGCCTTTCTCCCAGGCTTGCAACCGGCGATGTCTAATCTGGCCATTCGTGTAGCCAGTGATCTCAGTCAACTTTGCTTCGGTAACGATCACGACTGCGCCTCTTCATCGATCCACCAATTTAAGTAATCACGCGCTTTTCGCAGGTGCTCAACTGCTGGTTTCTGGTGGTGATTCGCCCGCATGACATATTTCAAAATGTTCCCTTGGCAGTACGCCTTGAACTGCTCGCTGTCGAGCGTGTCTCGTATCACTTCGATCACTTCGATGTTGCCCTGGGTGTAGTGGGCCGGCGGCTTGCGTAGGGCGTTCCATTCTGCTGGCGTCGCGTCGTCAATGCTCATTCGATGTCTCGCTTAATTTTTTTGACTTGGCCATCCGTGATTTCGTATCGATTGATGACGTTGTAAACGGTCGATTGGTTCAGCGCCGTGGCATCGGCGATCGCCACTTTGCGCATGCCGCCGTGCCAGAGCTTGAGCACGCTGCTGATCTGATCATCGGTCAGCGCTCTATGAAACTGACGATTGCCGGCGCGCTTGGTCTTCGGCGACATCAGGTGCCTAGCCTGTTTTTGTGCCCGAATCGCTCGGAAAAAAATGTCGGTCATTCAGTGCTCCAAAAAAGCCCGCCTTTGGCTGCGCGGACGGGAACGCGCCCAGGGGAAGCCAGCGCACTGAAGGAGAGGCTCATGCGCTGGAGCCGTGTCAAAATGGAATTTCTTCGATGAAATCGGGGCAAACGCCTTCGCGCGGCATGAAGTCAGCCGGCGGACGCGCCATATGCTTCTGGCAAAAGCCTGGCAAGCGATCCATGTGATCGCAGAAGAAACAGTTTTCTGGCTTCTTCTCGCGCTCACGCTGCGCAGCCTTGGCGGCCACTCGCATGTCGGTCAGCACTTGCACCCATGTTTCGCTCATTTGCGAGGCCAGCGAACGCGCCAGACGACGTATGTGCCGTCGCCAAGACCCAGGGTTTGGCAACCGATCTTGTGCTTGTAGAAGTACGATTTCATCGCGTTTTTCTCTTTTGCGCTCGAAAGCCGCACGCAGTCGCCAACCTTCATGTCTTGCGCGAAACGCGCCCATTTGTTCGTAAACCGCGCTTTTTTCGTGTTCGGCGAGGGTCTTTCGATGCCGGCGACAACTTCGCCCAGGGGTATTTCTGTCAGATTCATTTCATGTCTCCCGCCAATCTCGCATCGAACTCTTGTTTGAGGTCGTCAGTCGTGTCATCGCCAACGATTGATGGCGCGTCAACGGACGCAATCTCCGAGCTTCGATAAGCAGATTGGCTGTTGGTGAATGTTTTTCCGTTCAGTTTGTTTTGGTAAGTCACGCCGTCGCCGTCCGCGTCAATGGGCTCAGCCCAATTCGCGAGCAGCGGCGGTATGAAATTGTGGTCGTCACAGCCGTTACGCTGGCTGGCTTTGTCGAGATGCCGGTCGTGTTTTTCGCAGTGCCAGCGCCCGTCGCCGTCCATCGTGGGCGTGGCGTGCGCGCAGGTTCTGCAGTTCATCGCCGGCGTAGCAGTGCCATGGCACAGCTCATAAAAATCGCACCATTTGCACCGGAACCAACTCGGGTCGTCGCTCATGCGCTCCAGCGGGCGGTCACTTGTGATGATGCGATGCGCGCGTTTGAGCATGCGCTCTGCGTGCGCCTGGTCGAGCGGCACGCGCTCGAGATACAGATCGTCGTCGTTTTTATTAACGGCCATGTATAGCGCCCACTGCACGTCCATTTTGTGCATATAGATCTGCATCTGCGTGAAGTGCATTGGCTTCGATTCGGCCACGCCGCGCTTTACCACGTCGGCAAAACTTTTGGCGTTGTGTGTCTTGAATTCGAGAACGTGCGGCTCGTCGGGGGCGTCAGGCAAGCCCTTGCCCATGCCGTCGAGCGATCCGCCGAAATGGCCTGCGTGATCTTCGATGCGCCATTGCTGGTTCGTGTCTGGATCAACTTCCCAGACGGTAACGCCAGCGCGGCGCAGGTAATTCACGAAGCGCACTTCTTCCGTTTCGCCGCGGGCGAACAGGCGCAGCAGTCGCGCGCCATGCCGCTGGGCTTTGACCCAGTGGTGGCCGTACCACAACTTGCGACTGCATTCCTCGCCAGCAATCGACGCGCCAAAGTGAAGCCGACCAGGCGCGTTGTCCTGGTCAGCCTCGATGCTCGTGTCGATCGCGGCGAGCGTTTGGCTGGCAGATATTACTTCCAAGGCGGCGTCGTCTTCTCTGCAAGCGGAGCAGGCGCTGCTTCAGCAGCCGGTGCCGCAGGTGCAGCCGCAGCCGGTGCTGGCGCTGGTGCGGAGCCAGCTGGTGCCGAGTAGCCACGGATTTCGTTGCTGGCAGGGTAGCCGTTCGATGCTTCTCGCACTTTGACGAGCACTTCGATTTCGTGGAAGTGCAGATCCTGGCTGTCGGCAAAGCCATCCTTGCCCATCGCCGTGCAGACGCTTGCCAGGTCGCGCTTCGCGATCTCGACCGCCTTTTCGTTTGGGTTATCGACGTTGTAGTTAGCCCAAACCTTGCGGCCTTTATGCTCGCCTGACGTGATTTCCCAAGTGAAATTCAGGTAGTGCCCAGTGCCTGCGCGGGTCGCCCGCATTTCGCTGTCAGTGATTACTGCTTTATATGTGCCCTCGGGCAGCGGCTGGCGCTCTTGAGGCGCGGATGCCGGCTCGATACCGGCGGTGCTAAATTGAAACTGTGCCATCAGGCTGCTCCTTCAAGTTTTTGGTTCATTGCGGTGGTGAGGGCTTCCCAACTCAGATCGATCTCGTCGGGCAAGCCAAATCGGTTTTTGGCGACATACGCAGGCGTTTCGACAGTGCAGAGCACGCGCTTGCCGGTGCTAATGCCGCGGGCTCGCGTGTTGCCGAAGCCCGTGTCTTCTTTTTTGACCATGACTTTGTGCTTTGCGAACAGCACGAGGTCGCACGACTCTTGAACGAGCGCGCTGGCCTTTGCGTGCAACTTAATTTCGTACCGATCGATCTGCTCCATCTCAGGATCTGCGTGCTTGCGGATTTGGTGGTGCGCGATAAGCAGGACGTTCATGCCCTGGTTGTCGCGAACAAAGCGCAGGCCGGACAGCAGGTCGCGCCAGAGGTCTAGCGCCATCACGTAACCTTTGCCGTAAGTCAGCTGCTCGATGCTTTTGACGTTGTTGTCTTCACAGACCTTCTTCCAGATCAGTGGCTCCAGATGGTCGAGCGAGTCGATTACCACAGTCTTGTAGTCGTGCTTACCGCAGAGCGCCTCGATCGCAGACATGACGTCGTCGTATGACTTGGCGATCGGGAAAGCCTGCAGCGTGAGACTGCCGGCACCGTCTTCCGTTGGGATAAAAACGGCGTTTGGCGCGTCGGCTGCGAAGGTCGTCTTGCCAACACCGGAGGTGCCGAAGACGAGCCCGAAGAGCGCGCGCGCAGATTGTGTCGGTGATACCGACTTCAGATCAAAGGCCATGGTTACGCCTCCTTGATGGTGATGTAGGGTTTCGCAGGGGAGGTCGTCACGGCGGCAGACATTTCTTTATAAAAGTCTGGCTCGTTGTTCTGCAGGTAACGCATTTGCGTGTCGCTCAGCACTTCTTTCAGCTGTACGGGGTGCAGGTTCGTTGGGATCTTGTGCTTGATGCGCTTCCACCCCTCTTGATCCAGCCGGCGGTTGAAGCCATTTTTGACTGTGACTTTCGTGCCGTTGGCGAGGGTGGTGGTTTTGCTGCCTTCTTCGACTTGCTCCAAGAAGGGCAGGATCTCGGCTTCGTGCTTAACTCGTTCGAGCTTTGCGTCGTCTTCGATCTTTTTGAGCTCTGCCAGCCTGGTGACTAGCGATTCGATTGTTGGCTCGTTGTTTCCGTTTCGTGTCGTTTCGTCGGTCATCGATTGTCTCCTTATTCGTTGACAAGGGGAACAATATAGATGACCTATATGGCTGTCAACAAAAAGGAGACAGATGGAACAGTTTATTCAGAAAGACGCAACGACCACGTTTTTCATTGATGCGGCGTTTTTGCCCTTTAGGTAGAGCAGTTCGACGTTGCGCATGTCGTAGAACAGGTCGTTTGCTCGCGCGTAAGCCTTCACTGAAGGCAGATCCCAAGGATGGACACTGACATACATCATCTCATTTTCGATGCGCACGCACACAAAAGCGCTGTCTTTGTACAGCACAAGCGTCTCTGCCGAGTAGCCTTCATAAAAATGCGCCATTTCTTTTGCAGCGGCGCGGAACGCTCGATGTGTGCTGCACCCGCCAAACTTACATGGGTGAATCATTTCCTGCAGCATTTGGATTGGTTGCACAGACTGAGAATCGTCCGGCACCGAATAAAACTCAAGTCCGCTCCCGCAGCAAAACAGGTCGGTTGCTTCCGTCAGCGCTTTGTTCGCGTAAAGATCCCAGAGCCGTTGGCATTCTATTATCTTTGTTGTTTTCATCAGTGGGCTCCAGTTTTCAAAATGCCGCCACTAGGACGTTCGCGAGTCCGTGATCGTGCGAGCTCTTAATCAACGAGATTTCCGTCATGCGCAGGTCGTAGATTTTTTCACACGATCGCGCATGCGACTTCATCGCAGACCAGTGTTCAGGGCGGACGCGAATGTAATGAAAATCCCTGTCTACGCGAACGCAAAGAAAATTGCCTGCGCGTGAAAGCACCAGTGTCTCTGCGCAGTAGCCTTCAAAAAAATACGCCATCGACTCGAAATGGGCTTTGTTCGCTTGTGCAGCAGGGCTTTCTGGTTGCGTTGCGTGCAGATCCAAGATCTCTTCGATCAATGCAACAAAGGGCCGCGCCTCTTTGTCGAAGCTGTTCGAGTAATACCGAGCACCTTCTGCCTGAGCAAAACACCAGTTCGCTTCGCCAAGCGCGCGGTTAATGTAGCCGTCCCAGAGGGTCTGGCGTTCGTTAGGAGTCTTTTCCATTTGCTGAATCCTTTGCGCTTTCTATGTCCAATAGATGATTTATCAGCGCGTCTACTTGTTGCTGAGATGGGATAGACAGTGCAGCAAAGGTGTCTTGCACGTTCAGTCCCGTTGCTGTGTCGTCACGCCCAAACAGCAACCAGGCAGGCTTCACGTTAAACAGATCGGCGAGCTTTACGACGTTCGATCGGTTTGGTGTTGCCTTTCTGGTTTCCCACTTGTGTATGACGTTGTGATTGATTCCGGACAATTCAGCCAATTGACGCAGGCTGAGTTCGCGTGCATTCCGGAGATCGCGTATGCGGTCGGCGATGTCCTTCATGGTTTTGTCTCCTAATTTATAATGTCACCCGAATGTATCGCAAAGGGTGACAATGAGCAACACTTTCGGTGACAAATTGATTGTGTGTTGTGACTGTCACCCAAAGGGTGTACATTCGCAGCGATGAGCAATACAGACATCTGGCACAAAATCAGAATCAGCGAACTTGCCACCCGCCTGAATATCTCCCGCGGCTCCGTCTACAAGTGGAAGTGGGCCGACAAAATTCCAGCCGAGCGGGTGGTGGCCGTCGAAGCCATTACCGGCATAAAACGCGAAGAGCTAAGGCCAGACCTTTTTGGCCATGCGGCGGATGGCTGAGCCGGTGTTTGCACGCGAAGGAGTGAGAGAGTCGGCGCGCGAGCTCGCGGAAGAGGGCTTTACTGTCGTGCCTGCGCACCCAGTAGAGAAGCGGCCAATCGTGAAGTGGCAAGTCTGGCAGACCGAAGAGCCGCCGGAAGGGCAGCAGGAATACTGGCTAAACAGCGCCAACTACCAAAACAACAACTACGCCATCATTACGGGCAAGCAGATCGTTGTGGTCGATGCGGACAGCGATGACGCCGTCAAATTTGTGCGAGACAACCTGACTTACACGCCGAGGCGCGTGACGACTAGTAAAGGCAAGCACTTTTACTATCAGGTCGATCCTAATTACCCAGTACGCAATGGCGTGAATCCAGACCTGCGCATTGACCTGCGAGGCCAAGGCGGCTGCGTGATAGCGCCAGGTAGCATCCACGAAAGCGGCCATGTATACGCACGCGACGACGATCCTGACGTGGACGTGTGGTGGGGCAGCCTGCCGAAGTTAAACGCCGCAGACCTTCGCAAGATTAAGTCGTTTAACGAGCCTGCGCCTGGGCCGGTCGATACGGGCCTATCTTTTAATGTAAAAGAGGCCGGCGTTTCTGAGGGCAACCGCAATCACGAAGCAGCTGCCGAGGCTGGCCGGCTGTTTCGCCAGGGGCTGAGCTTTGACGCTGTGCTTGAGCAGGTGCTGCAGTGGAATACCTACAACAGCCCGCCGCTCGGGCGAGACGAGGTAGAGCGCACCGTTGATAGCATCGCTCAAGCGCACGCCCGCAACAGCGCAGCTGAGCAGCGCGAAGCGCGCGAGGCGCAAGCCGAGGCCGCTGAAGCGCAGAAGGTGGCGCTCGAGCCAAAGCCCTTCGTGCTCGGCGACGCCAGCAAGATACCGCCGCGGGAGTGGGTGTACGGCCGGCACTTCATACGCAAGTTTCTATCCGTCACCGTCGCGCCAGGCGGCACTGGCAAGACGGCGATCACGCTGGCCGAGGCCGTTGCGATGGCAACAGGCCGCTCGATCATGGGCATCGAGACGCCAAAGCGCCGAGTGTGGGTGTGGAACCTCGAAGACCCATTAGAAGAGCTCCAGCGCCGGATCGCCGGCATTGCTCAGCATCACAACATCACGCAAGACGATCTGGGCGACAGACTGCTCGTCAACAGCGGGCGAGACGAGCCGCTGATCATTGCCGAGCAGGCCGGCGGGGCTAACGTGCTTACGCCAGCTGCCGATGCTCTGACTCACCATATTAAGGCCATGAACGTGGACGTCGTCATTGTTGACCCGTTCGTGAGCTCGCACCACCTCAGCGAAAACGATAACAAGGCCATCGATATGGTCGTAAAGCGCTGGGCGCAGGTTGCCAACGACGCCAATTGCTCTATCGAGCTCGTGCATCACGTCAGAAAGGGCAACGGCATGCAGGAAGCGACAGTTTCCGACGCCAGGGGCGCAAGTGCCCTGGTAGACGCCGCCCGTCACGTTCGCCGGCTACAGCGTATGACCGCCGAAGAGGCGCGCAATGCGGGGATAGACGAAGACCAATTCTGGCGCTATAGCCGCGAAGGCGACAGCAAAGACAACCTCGCACCACCAACCGGCGACTCGACGTGGCGACAGATGGTCAGCGTTGAGCTCCCGAACGGCGACAGCGTCGGTGTGAGCGAGCCTTGGCAGTGGCCGGACGCATTCTCTGACGTGACACGAAACGACTTGGAGACGGTGCAGCGCGCCGTGGCTGCAGGCGAATACCGCGAGAGCCATCGGGCAAAGGATTGGGTGGGTAACGCCGTAGCGGACGTGCTGAATCTCGATATCAACGACAGCTATGTGCGTACCAAGGTGCGCCACATGCTGAGCACTTGGATCGACAACAACGCTTTGCGAGTAGTCGAGCGGCCAGACAAGACGCGAATGATGCGCAAATTTGTGATCGTTGGGACGTGGGTGAGCGAGGGTGAGATCGATGAGTGACGGTGCATCAGTAGCGTGTTTTTTACTGATGCAGAGCGATGCAGCGGCGAGCATCAGAATGTACCTGCATCGGTACAAAATTTACTTGTACCGGCAGAGTACTAGTGATGCAGGTTTTGGGTGCTGCAAAAGTAGTGATGCATGACTGATGCAAAAGGCTAAAAAACCAAAGGCCAAGAAGCAGTCGGCCGGCAGCAAGGGCGAGGAGGCGCTTGCAGCGCAGCTGCAGGCGGCGGGCGTGAGCTTTGAGCGGGAGCAGCTGCTGATCCCTGGCCGCAGGTTTCGGTTCGACTTCGTGATCACCGGCAGCGACCTGGTCATCGAGGTTGAGGGCGGAACGTGGAGTGGTGGCCGGCACACCAGCGGCGTTGGCTTTCGGTCGGACTGCTTTAAGTACAACAAGGCGCTCGAGCTTGGCTATCGGGTGCTGCGCTACACGACTGACATGGTTACCAAGGGCGAGGCGATAGCGCAAGTCATGGACATACTAGGCGCTGAGAGCGCCGTAGAGGGGCTGTGAGGCGATATGAAGTGTAAGCAGTGCGGTAGTAGCGGTCATAGGGTAATCAGCTCTGACAAGCTGCGAGAGGGCGTTAGACGGCGTCGCGAGTGTTTGCGATGTGGAAACAGGTGGAACACAATTGAGACGGTGCTGGTCGAGCGACCGGCAGAGCCGAAGGCGAAGCCGGAGCGCAAGCCTGTGGAGCCCGCGTATCGGCGTGAAGAGCTCGAAGACTTGGCCGATGGTTGGGACAGCGAGCTCGACGACATACTTAACGAATTAGGAGCGAACTAGGATGCCTGGCAGACCGATAATCAGAGCGCAGATCAAGAGCCTGGAAGAACGTGGCGAGGAAGCCGTGTTCAATATGATTGCCGGTGGCATGACTGTCGTGAACACGATGAAAGAATGCCAGGTTGGCCGGCGTGCGTTCTACCGATGGCTGGAAGAGGGCGAGGGTAGGCACGATCGCTACCTGCAAGCTCGGAGGTTGTGGGCTGACGCACTGGCTGAAGAGTGCCTAGAGATCGCCGATGGCACGATGGACGCGCACGACGCGACCGTTCGTAAACTGCGCATCGATACGCGCAAGTGGTTGGCCGGTAACGTGAACCCAGATCAATGGCGTGAGAAGCGCGATCCGTTAGTGAACATCACGCTGGGTGATCAGCATTTGGCGGCGCTTCGTGAGCTTACAAACGACAGCGTAATCGAGCATGAGAGCGACGAAACCTAGCTCGCAGACACTGGCTCGCGCAGCCGGCTTTGCGCGCAGGAAATGGCCGTGCCGAGACAGCTGGGTTAAGGGGCGTTTTGCCGTGGAACACCGCAGATAATTACGCGAAAAACTGTTAGATCAACGAAATCAATGACTTACGGCTGCGCGCAATTGCGCGTAATAATCATTATGTTAAATTGGGCCTCAAAAGGGCCGTGGAACACGCCGTGGAACAATGGCTGCCCCCCCCCTTGAACCAGCAGGGGGGGGGGGGGGGGAGGGAGAGACTTCCGCGCACCGAAAAAAATTCTCTTTTCTTCGCGTGCCCTTCTTCGCAGTCTTTGCCGCAGCCCTAAAAGCCTTCTTTGTCGGCCTTCCTTTTTCATTGGCTTTTCGCATGCGTTCTGGCGTCTTACCAGCCGCTTTCTGCGCCTTGATCCGCCGCCGCTTGGCAGCGATATTGGCGTACAGCCCTCTTCGTGGCATCACTTCCTCCTAGATTTCGTGCCCGCGCACTTCCAGCGCTTACGGCTGAGTCGGAGCGGGCTGTTTGGGTTCTTGGCGGCTTTCGGGTGCTTCTTCATCTGGCCGGCGCTCCGCGCGCAGTAGGCGTCGCCTTTCTTGCTCGCCGGCTGCACGCGCCGCGATCCATCTTTGGCCTTGCCCGCCTGGCCATACGAAATACGTTTGCCGCTGGCCGTCACTTTGACGCGGGCTTTGCCCTTGCGTGGCGTAGCCACGGCTAGCGTGGTGGGTAGGCTGGCTTAACGACAGGTACGTTCGTGCCGGCAGCCATGCGGGCGTTGCGAGCTTGTTTGGTGGCCGTGCGCTTGCCTTTCATGGCTTTCATTGTTTTTGAGTGTGATCCGTACATAGGAGCTCCATATGTGGTGATTGATGAGCTCCAATTTTCTCATATTTATTTCTATTTATTGTCTCCTAAAAGGTGACAAGTAGAACAATATCGGTATAATTAGGGCCATAACAACGAGGAACGGATATGGAACTAAAAGTATTAGTAGCATGTGAAACCAGCGGCACCGTCCGCGATGCGTTCTACTGGGCTGGCCACGACGCATGGTCGTGCGACATTCTGCCCGCCGACACCCCTACCAATCGCCACATCCAAGGTGACGTTCGCGACGTTTTAAAAATGGACTCATGGGACATGCTGATCATTGCACACCCGCCATGCACCAGGCTTTGCAACAGCGGTGTGCGCTGGCTACACAAAGCACCTCCAGGGCGAACCTTAGAATCTATGTGGGCCGAGTTAGACGAAGGTGCCGCACTTTTCCGCGAATTGATGGACGCTGACGTGCCGTACATCGCTGTTGAAAACCCCGTCATGCACAAGTATGCGAAGCAGCGGATCTGGGGTGAAGGCTGGGAAAAGAAATCCAAAAACGACGGCGAGTTTGTTTTGACGTCCGTTCAGCCCTACGAGTTTGCTGAGTCGGTCGATGCTGATGACAACGTGACAAAGCGCACTTGCTTGTGGCTCAAGGGTCTGCCGCCGCTGCAGAAGACGTCCAACCTGACTCGCGAAACAGCTAGGGACGACATTCACAAAGCGCCGCCATCGAAGGATCGCTGGAAATTGCGCAGCAAGTTTCACAAAGGTCTGGCCCAAGCTATGGCCGATCAATGGGGCAGTTTGTTTGCTCAAATGGAGGCCGCGTAAGCGGGGGGGCGCAGTATGACGACAACGCAATTACCAGCCCCCTGGCACGGCAAGCATCCGCTGGATCTCGACACATCTACGCTGGCGCTGCTTTTAGAGGCCATCGCCGCCGACGCAGAGCGCGCGCCAGACCGCACAATATCTTCTGTTGGCTTAGCCGATATATTGCTCGCCGCGTCGGATCGGCTGTTGGAGGCACCGTGAAAAAAACAAACTATTTTGCCGCCCTTGAGGCGCAAGTGCGCAGGCAGCTGAAAGACAAAACTCTGCGCGACGAAGTGTTTGCGACTGCCGCGCTAAAGGTGCTGCAGTCTATGGTTGCGCACCGGCCTAGCCCGCAGCCGTGGAATACGCACCCAACCCCTGTGAGATCTAGCGATTTTGTTTTTGACGATGCTTTAGTCGATGGCGTGGCGGGCGTGATCGAAGATGAATTAAGCGCAAATAACTAATCAAGGAACCGCGTAAGCGGCGGGAGGCAGTATGAACAAACCCCAATGGCAAAAGGCGCATCACCTGGCTCGGCTCGCAGCGTGCATCGACCCGAAGGCGAATGCCGACGAGCCGGCTGAAGTGAAAGCCTACCGGCAGCTGCATGAGCTCATTCAGTCTGGCGAGATGGAGCGCGCTAGCTTTAGGGTTGCTACCAGGTGCGTCCACGACCATCGGTACGCAATCGATAAACTAGACATGTTTCGCGAACGGTACAGGCGCGCTAGACAAGTAGCAGCTGCATACAAACCAGCCCGCTAACGCGGGCGCATAGTGATAGGATGAAGGCATGATTAGTAAAAAGTTTGGCGATTTATTGGTTGAAGTAGAGCTCGAAGACGGCGAGTTGTGGCGCAGGGGCACGATTAGCATTTACTTCGAGCTTGGCGCTGCATATGAGAGTTACCACGTCAGCCCGCCTGACATTAAGAAATTTCGGTATGACGATCCGTCGCCCAGGTTCATCGACCTGGTGCGCGTCACTTCCTGGATCAGAGACTATGTAGATGGGAACCCAACCGACGAAATAGATCAAATGGTCAGGGATTTGATCGAACAAGAAATCACCTTCAGCACTGACGGCCAAGTCATTGACGACCCGTTTCATAATCCAACTGACGAGCTCAACCCGCGCCACATATACGAATAGCCTGTCCCTGACCTGTCCCTGATCAATCCCTGACCAATCCCTGACCTGCTCAGAGCGTCCCATTTCTGCTCGGAACGCTGCTCATTTCTGCTCAGACCATTGCTCAGACCATAAGCGGTAGAATATGGCATGCCTGAAAACCCATATGTGGCGTTTGTTAAGCGCTTTCGCACCGATCCCGTCGCTTTTGTTGAGCAAGTGCTCAAACAAACGCCCGACGCCTGGCAAGTTGAATTCTTGACCGCCATAGCCTCTGGCGAGCGGAAAATCAGCGTGCGCTCTGGCCACGGCACCGGCAAATCGACGGCGAGCTCGTGGGCGATGCTTTGGTATTTGCTGACGCGCTATCCGGTCAAAATCGTCGTGACAGCGCCGACTAGCGCGCAGCTGTTCGACGCGCTGTTTGCGGAGCTCAAGCGCTGGATCAACGAGTGCCCTGTGGCGATCAAAGAGCTTTTGGAAGTGAAGAGCGACCGCGTCAGCCTAAAGGCCGCGCCCAGCGAAGCGTTTATTTCATGCCGGACATCGAGAGCAGAAACGCCAGAAGCGCTGCAGGGCGTTCACTCCGACAACGTGATGTTGGTGTGCGACGAGGCGTCCGGTATCCCCGAGGCGGTATTTGAGGCGGCAGCTGGCTCGATGTCTGGCGAGCACGCAACGACCATTTTGCTCGGCAACCCAACCAGGAGCTCTGGCTTCTTCTTCGACACCCACCACCGCATGGCGGGCGATTGGTGGACGCGCAAGGTCAGCTGCATCGACTCGCCCAGGGTGAGTGAAGATTATGTGAGCGAGATGGCTGCGCGTTTTGGCGAAGAGAGCAACGCCTTTCGCGTGCGAGTCCTAGGGGAATTTCCCCAACGCGATGATGATACGGCTATACCTCTCGAATTAGTGGAGAGTGCCCAGCGGCGCGAGGTTGTCATCACTGAAGACGAGCCGATCGTGTGGGGCTTGGACGTCAGCCGATTTGGCTCCGACCGCAGCGCGTTGTGTAAGCGC